GCCAACACATATTTAATTAAGTATAATAACTTGACCACCTGCGGGTGACAATCTTGAATATGAAACTGAAACATATGTAGAGGCTTTTATAAATAAACGTCATAACAAAGGAAAACACAATGGCAAACGCAACACCTGTGAGTTTAGGTCGAGTAAATGCTGGTGGTAGTGAAGACGCTCTGTTTCTGAAAGTTTTTGCAGGAGAAGTATTAACTTCTTTTGATAGAGCTTCAGTAACTCAAGGTGCAGAAATGGTTAGAAGTATTTCTTCTGGTAAGTCTGCAACGTTCCCAGTAATGGGTAGAGTAAGTGCGTCATATCATACTGCTGGTTCAGAAATTACTGGCTCAGATGTAAACCACAATGAGAAGGTTATTACAATTAATGACCTACTTTTATCTTCAGTATTTTTATCAAATATTGAGGAAGCAAAAAACCACTGGGATGTAAGAAGTGCATATTCTACTGAAATAGGTAGAGCACTAGCTTTCCAAAAAGATAAGCATATCTTACAAACTATTGGTCAAGCGGCACAAGCTTCTGCAAACGTATCTGATTCAGGTTACGGAGCAGGAACTGTACTAACAAACACTAACATTGCTTCAGCAACAGCTTCAACTGCGGCTAATGCAATGATTGACAGTTTGTTTGATGCGGCTAAACAATTAGATGCTAACTACGTTCCAAAAGAAGGTAGAAAAGCATTTATCAAATTAGAAGAATATTACAAATTAGCTAACGGTACTAACGTAACTAACGTTGACTTTTCAGGTCAAGGTTCAATTGCGGAAGGTAAAGTTATTAAAGTAGCTGGAATTGAATTAATTCCAACTGCACACTTTGTAAATTCTGCTATCACTGCGGCACCAGAAGCTGGTTCAGCAACTGCGGGTGGTTCAAACCCTCAAGCTGTTGATTTATCAAACTACGTATGTTTGGTATCTCACCCTTCTGCTGTTGGTACTGTAAAACTTATGGATTTAGCTGTTGAAAGCGAATATGATATAAGAAGACAAGGTACATTAATGGTAGCTAAGTATGCTATGGGTCACGGAGTATTAAGACCTGAAGCGGCTGTCGGAATTAAAGAAGCGTAATAGCTTAACTTTAATATTTATAGTGGCGATAAGGGGGAGACTTTAAGTCGCCACTATACTAACTTATAGGAAATTATGTCAACACAAATTACACCAACAACTGAGTTACAAGCGATAAACATTATGTTGTCTGTTATCGGTGAGGCTCCAGTTAATTCAATTACAGGCACAACATCTGTTGATGTCTCTACAGCAAAAAATATTTTAAACGAAACTTCTATGTCAGTTCAATCTATTGGATGGCATTTTAATACTCACACACAATACAAATCTCTATCTTTAGACCAAGATAATAAAATTCCACTTCCAGTAAATTGCGTTAAAGCTGACGCTAGTAAAAATTATAGACATTTAAATTACACAATTAGAAATGGATTTTTATATGATTTAGAAAGACATACTGATGTTTTTACTTCAGCTCCAGCAGAAGTTGATTTAGTTTTAGTACAACAATTTGAACAATTACCTGAATACGCAAGACAATATATTACACAAAAAGCATCAAGAAGATTTGCTTCAAGATTTCTTGGTGATAGTGAAATTGTTAAATTAATTGCTAATGATGAAAATGAAGCATTAATGGCATTTCATCAAGCAGATAGTCAAGAAGCAGATATTAATATATTAGAAGGTGATTCAAATACTTATTCAATTATAAATAGACCAACACGAAGGACATACTAATGGGTGGCGTAGTATCACAAAGTATTCCTAACTTTTTGAATGGTATCTCGCAACAGACACCAACTCAAAGAGGTATTAATCAAGGTGAAGAACAAGTAAATTTACAAAATAATATTGTAGATGGTTTATCAAAAAGACCTTCATTTGATTATGTGGCTACTTTAGATGCTACAAATGTATTTCCTAACACTACAAAATTTTGGTCTATTCAAAGAGACTTTAACAACCAATTTATGGTTGCTGTTTATAATGGTGGTGTTAAAGTTTGGGATTTAAATGGTAATGAAAAACCTGTAACTATTGCAAGTGGTGCTAGTTATTTAACTTCTACAAATCCTAAACAAGATTTTAGAATGGTTAATATTGCTGATTATACTTTTATTGCAAATAAATCTAAAACAGTATTAGCGGACACATCAACAAGCCCAGCTAAAATAGAAGAATTTTATATTGTAGTTGCAACTACAAATTACGGTAGAGAATACGCTGTAACTGTAAAACACCCTAATATGGCTTATGGTATTAAAGCAACTTTACAATTGCCTACAGGTTCTAACGCAACACACGATGCTACATATAGAGATACAGCTCACGTTGCTGATATTTTACATAAAGGAACTTCTAGTGCTTATTGGGATGGTTCATCTTCAGCTACTTTTGATTTAGTAAGAACTGACACTGGTGCTTCATTAACTACAACACAAGGTTTAGGCACATATGCTGGTGTAACTAGTTATTTTAATGTTACACTTTATCCATCAATAATGCGATTTGTAGTAATAGATGGTAATGCTAATTATGAATTAGAGACAACTGATGGTTCAGGTAATGAAGGAATGTATTCGGTTAAAGATACAATTTCTGATTTTACAAAATTACCATATCACGCAAGCACTTCTAGTAAAATTAAAGTTACTGGTGATGAAGGAGATGTGTTGTCTGATTATTGGGTACAATATCAAAGTGATGGACTTTGGAAAGAAACAATAGCTCCTGATGTAAGTTTAGGTTTAGATAACTCTACAATGCCACACGCATTAATTAATAACAATGATGGCACATTTACATTTCAAGAAGTTGATTGGAATGATAGAGTTGCAGGTGATGGTATTACAAATTCTAATCCAAGTTTTGTTGGTAACAAAATTAATAATTTATTATTTTTTAAAAATAGATTAGGTGTTTTAGCAAGAGATAATTTAATATTTACAGAAAACGCAGAATTTTTTAATTTCTTTGCAAAAACAGTTACACAAGTTTTAGATACAGACCCTATTGATATTGCGGCTTCAGGAAGTGAAGTTAATACATTATTTGATAGTTTAGCTTTTAATGAATCTTTATTATTATTTTCTGAAAAATCACAATATAAATTAGGAAATGTAGGAGATAGTTTAACACCTACTTCAGCAGTTTTAAATGAAACTTCATCATTTGAATTTAATCAAGCTGTTAAACCAGTTTCAGCAGGTAAGTATGCATATTTTGCACAAGCAAGAAACAATAACACAGCTATAAGAGAATATTTTGCTGATGATGATACATTAACAAATGATGGTTTAGACATAACAGTTTCAGTTCAAAATTTAATACCTAGTAATGTTTATCAATTAATTAGTAATACAACAGAAGATACATTAATTGCGTTAGCTTCTGATAATGCAGACGCACAACTTGCACCTTATATCACAGGTACTAACATAACATCTGTTAATGGTGGTACAATGTACATTTATAAATACTTTTTTGATAGAGGTGAAAAAGTACAAACAGCTTGGTCAAAATGGACTTTTGCTAATGCTAAAATATTAGGTGGTATGTCTTTTGAAAGTTTTATTTATTTAATGGTTTCAGAAGGAACAAATACAAAATTAATTAAAATTGATTTAAGAAATTTAAAAGATACAACAATTGGTTTTAATATTTATTTAGATTTAAAAAAGAATGTTACTGGAACATATGATAGTAACACAAATCTAACTACCTTTACTTCACCGTATGGTGTTAAAACAGGTTTAATTGCAGTTGATGCTGTTACTGGAAATAATTTTACAGCAACTAATACAGCAGGCTCAACTTATACAATTCAAGGTAATCATACTAATTTATATATTGGTGTTCCTTTTGAATCTAAATATACTTTATCGCCTCAATATATAAGAGAAAGTTCTGGTAGAGGATTAGTAGCTATTACATCAGGTCGTTATCAAATAAGAAACATATCTTTTAATTATGAAAACTCAGGATATTTTCAAATTGAAGTAACACCTAAAGGTAGAAATACAAGTTATAGTTTTATGAATGGTTATATTATTGGAACACCTTCAAGTCAAGTTGGTGTGCCAGCAATTAACTCAGGAACTATTAAGGTACCCGTTTTTTGTAAAAACACAGATTTTACTTTAGATATAAAAAGTTCTTCACATCTGCCTATGTACATTGCTAGTGCAGAAGTTGAAGGATATTACCACAATCGTTCACAAAGGATTTAAATGACCAGAGAAAACTACGTAAGACCAGCTATATTAAAAGACGCTTTATATTTAGCACCAAGAATAAGAAAAGATGACAGAGCAGAAATTAAAGCATCTAATAATTCTTCACCTTTAGAAGCTTTAGTGTTTCCGTTTACTGAACCTAGTGGAAAAATATTTAGTATTATTGGAACAAAAGATGAAGGTGTTATTGGTATGTTTGGTGTAGCTAAATGCAAAGAACCGGATTATGGAGTAGCTTGGATGTTGTCTAGTGAAAAATTATTTCAACATACAAAACAATTTATTAAAGAATGTCCGTATTGGATAAAAGAAATGGGAAAAGATTATAAATATTTATATAATTTTGTAGATAAACGAAATTGGAAGTCACTTAAATGGCTTCAATATCTTGGCTTTGAACCACGAACTGAAATTGGAGATTATGGTTTTGGTAAAATGCCGTTTTTATTAATGATGAAGGAGACAAATAATTAACTATGTGTGATGTTGTAACAGCACTGAAAATAGGAACAGCGATATATTCTTATCAAAGTCAAAAAGCAGTAGCTAAATCACAACAAAGAGCTAACACACAAACACAAAGAAGCTCTGACCAAGCATATCTTAATGATTTATCTAAAATTGATAGAGAAGCAGTTTTAGCAAGTAGAGAAAAGAAAGCAGAACAATTTAGAATTTCACAAGAAAATAATAAAAAACAATCTCAAGCTTTAAATTTAAATGCTGGTAATGGAGTTAAAATTGTACAAGATATTGCAGGAACTTATGATATGCAATTTTTAGATGTTGTTAGAGATTACGAAACAGATGTTATGAAATTAACTGGTCAAGAATCTGAAGCTTATGCGGCTCAACAAAGAAGATACAATAGTATTAAACCTGTAACAATGCCTAGTCAAACTGGATTGTTATTACAAGTAGCAACTATTGGTGCTGAAGGTTATCAAAATTATAAAGCAAATGTTAAACCAAAACCAACGGCTGGTGAGCGAGAACCAACACCATAATCAAATAAGGAATAATTAATGGCATACAAATCACGAGTTACAAATAAATATATGGGCGCTACATTTGCTGGTCAAATTAATACCGCAGATAAATCTGAAGCTACAGATTTAATTAATATATTACAAAGAGATGTAAACCCTGCTTTACAAACAATTTATAATAAAGGCATTAAACAAAAACAAGATGTTGCTGTAGAAGATTTAAATAAATTATTATTAACTAAAAATGCAGACACAATTCAAAAAGAAATTTTAGAAGGTAAACATCCAAATTTATCTGGAAAATATATAGACAAAACAATTCAATATCACACTGGAAGACATCAAGCTGTTGACGTAATTGCTAATATAGAAGCAAATAAAGATAAATATAATTTTAAAGAAACTAATTTACCTGCTTTTTATAAAGAATATTTACCAAGTTTTGCAGATAAAGATGGTTCTTATGCGTTAGGTTTTGCGGCTGTTTTTAATGAATATAAAGCTAAAGAATCAATTAAAGATGCAGAAGTAAGAAGTAAATTTGCTAAAGAAGAAAAAATAAAAGAAGGTGCAAAAATTCTATCACAATCAGATGCTGATACATTTTGGAATACTGTTAATTCTTTAAAATCACCATTACCACCTGAAGAAGGACAGACTAAAAAAAGACTTCACTATACTAATGATGAAGCTAATCAATCTGCATATACATATATTTCAAATGCAATTGACACAGCACAAGATACTTTAGATTTATTTAAAATAGAACAAGTACTTGAAGCAGATAGAGGTGTAGGTGAAGGTGGAAACCAATTAGGTTCATTAAGAAGTGTTAAAAACAATTCTACAATTACAAAAATTATAGAAGCTTTTGAAACTAAACAAAGAGTATTAGCTAACGCTGAATACACTGCGTCTGTTAGAGAAAGAGAAACAGATAAAAGAAATTTAATATTTGATATATTTTCTATAGACAGAAGCACACCTTCAGGTGAAATAGAATATACTAATAAAATTAATAATGCTACAAAAAAATACCCTGAATTAAATATAACAATTAATAGCACTGCAAAAAATATTGCAGAATTAAGAGAAGATAAAAATAAAATAAACAATATTAAAATTGACCTTATGAAAGGTGTTTATAATAACAATGAATCTCAATTATTAGAAGATTGGAGAGATGCTTCTAATAATTCAGAAACATTAGTAACATTAAATAGTTTATTAATAGAGGCTCAAAAATATGAAAGTAATAATTATTCACCACCATTTGAAGAAAATGCGTTTACTAATACAGTAGGTAAAATTAATAGAATCATTGTTGATTTAGTTCCTTCTGTAGATAAAAAATATAATTCACAAAAAAATCAATACGTATCAGATTTAATTCAACAAGAAATGCAAATTGATTATATGTCTTGGTTAGAACAAAACCCTAAACCACCAAGACTTGCTGACGCTACTGTTAAAAATCAGTGGTTTGTTGCACAACAAAAATTTTTTAATGAAACATATAATGAAAAAATTAAAACTTATTCTAATCCTACGTGGTTAGATGCTTTAGCAAATAGGATAAACAAAGAAGGAATTGATTTAACTTCTTCAATTGATTTAGATAATATTGTAACTGAATACTATGAAAACAATGTTACAACAGCAGTAGAAGCTTTTAAACCTTTTACATCACAAATAGTTTCACAAGCAGAAGCTAGTTTATTAAGTCCAACTACAGTAATAATGGAAAGTACAGATTTTCAAAATTTATTAAATACAAAAGGTTTTGAAAGATTTAAAGAAGATAAAATTGCGCAAAAATCATTAGCAGAAAGATTTATAAGAGATTTAAAAATAGATGCTGTAGATTACACTGACCAAATAAATCAAGTAATAGATAA